AGTACGTGAGACTGATAATAACATGGCCATGCGAGTGGGCCATAGAGAAGATGGAGAGTTTTAATGGTTGTACCTGAATTTGATATTGCAATACTATTGCCCACAAGAGGGCGAGCAGAGATGCTGGAACGCAGTGTAAAAAGTGTAATTGACTTGGCAGCAAATGCGTCTCGTGTGCAGATAATGTTTGGGTTTGACAACGATGATGCAATTGGCACCACGCACTTTGAAAAAGCACTGCAACCCTGGCTAGATCAGCAGGGAGTGAATTATACTGCCATGAGTTTTGCCCCAATGGGATACATTCGACTTAATGAATATGTAAACGAATTGGCCCGCAACAGTGATGCAAATTGGTTGGTATTTTGGAATGACGATGCAGTCATGCAAACTCAAAACTGGGATCAAGAAATTACCAAGCACACCGGTGAATTTAAATTGTTGGCCTTTCATACTCACAATGATCATCCGTACAGTATTTTTCCTATCGTGCCGCGCAAATGGTTGGATCTATTGGGCTATCTAAGTCCGCATCAAATATCAGATGCCTGGCTCAGTCAACAGGCCTATATGTTGGACATTTGGCAACGTATCAAAGTCGATGTGTTACATGATCGTCATGATCTCACTGGCAACAACAACGACCAAACATTTCAAAATCGTCCCATGCTGGAGAACAATCCCAAAGACTCTAGAGATTTTCACAGTATACAACAACTGGATCTACGGCATCAAGACTGTGCCAAGATTGCCGCATATTTACAAAATACATGTGGCAAAGATATGAGTTTCTTTGTGAATATATTTAACGGCAGCCAAAATCCCTGGCAACGTCTGATTGAAAATGATATACACAAACAGATGACGCAATTTAAAAATCCACATGCTCCTGCACAACACAATGCAACAACCAAATCTTGAAGATCGTATTCGCAAATACTGGAATACTCAACCGTGTAATATCAAACACAGTGCTAGTGATACTGGCACCACAGAATTCTTTCGAGAAGTATCTGAACGTAGATATCGAGTAGAACCCCACATAGCCGAGTTTGCTGGATTCCACCTGTGGGCTGGAAAACGTGTGTTAGAAATTGGATGTGGCATTGGATCCGATGCCGAAGAGTTTGCCAAACATGGTGCTGAATATGTAGGCATTGATTTAAGCGATCAAAGTATTGCATTAAGCCAGCAACGATTTGAGACTCTTGGGCTCGAAGGCGAGTTTTATAATATAGATGTAACTGATACTGAGAACATGGTTGCCCTGGGCGAGTTTGATCTGGTATACAGTTACGGCGTGATCCATCATTTCCCGGGGATTGATCATATCATCCACAACGTTAAAAGTGTGCTTGTACCGGGCGGCGAGTTTCGTTTCATGGTGTATGCCAAGAACTCGTGGAAATATGCCATGATCCAAAAAGGACTTGATCAGTTTGAAGCACAAGCCGGTTGCCCATATGCACAAGCATATTCAAAAGACGATATTAAACAACTGTTGAGCAATGGGTGGGAAATTGAGAGACTGCGGCAAGATCATTGCTTTATGTATAATATTGACGAATACAAACAGGGCCGGTATGTGCTTGAGCCATGGTTTGAAGAAATGTCAGATGCACACAGACAAGCAATCCGTGAATACTTAGGATGGCATTTACTTGTTAAGGCCAAGAAAAAATGAGCCGACTATTTACATTTGGGTGTAGTTTTACCAACTATCGGTGGAGTACCTGGGCAGACTGTTTAGCGCCAGAATTTGATAGTTTTGAAAATTGGGGACAAGCTGGCGGCGGCAATCACTACATCTTTAACTCAGTTATGGAAGCAGACCAGCGTCATCATTTTGGTGCCGGAGATACTGTGATGGTTTGCTGGACCAGCATAGATAGAGAAGATAGGTATATAGACAACCGTTGGCATACTCCCGGAAATGCATACTTTGCTAAAACTGTATACCATCCAGAATATATCCGTTCACATATTGACGAGAGAGGATTTTTGATCCGAGATTTAGCATATATCAAGGCTGTGAAAATGTTGTTAGAATCTAGACCAAACGTGAGATGGAAATTTCTCAGCATGGTAGAGCTAATGGCAAGGCCAAATGCCGATGATGACCAGAGTAAATACCGTGATGTCATGAGGCTTTACAGCAATGTGTTGGATGATATTTTGCCCGGATATGACAAAACAGTGTTTGCCGGCAATTGGCCCAAGCCGGGCGCAGATCCTCATCCAACTCCTGCAGAGCATCTGGCTTATGTAGATTGGGTATTGCCAGGTTGGGTGACAAATCCGCAAACTCGTGTTAACATGCATGAAGAAAGTATTAACTTACGTAAAGATCCTGTTAGGTCTGGTCTAAGTAAATTAATAAGATTATAATATGAAACTCAAAGTATCAGAACTATTTTATTCAGCACAAGGTGAAGGAAGATTTGTTGGTGTGCCAAGTGTATTCCTGCGAACGTTTGGATGCAACTTTACCTGTGCCGGCTTTGGCTGCAAGCCCGGTGAGAAATCTACCGAGGCCGACGAAGTGGCAAAAAATATTCACCTGTACAAAGACTTTTTAAGTCTGCCGCTAGTAAATACCGGATGCGATAGCTATGCCAGCTGGCATCCAGAATTTAAAAAACTTAGCCCAACATACACGCATGATGAACTGGTGACAAAAATGTTGGCATTGACTCCAAACGGACAATGGCAACAGAAGAATGGCAATGATGTACATTTGGTTATTACCGGTGGCGAACCGTTGTTAGGATGGCAACGGGCCTACCAGGAGTTGCTGGCGTATGACGGCATGCAAGATTTAAAAAACATCACATTTGAAACCAACGGTACTCAAAAACTACAAGATCAATTTAAAAAGTATTTAAAAGATTGGTTGACTGCACAGGAAGAAATTACATTCAGTGTCAGTCCCAAACTAAGTGTCAGCGGTGAAACATGGGCTGATGCTGTCAAGCCCAATATTGTTGCCGAGTATGAAAATTACGGAACAGTGTATTTGAAATTTGTAATAGATTCTGAAGCACACCTCGACGAAGTAGATCGTGCAACTGACGAATATCGTAAAAAAGGATTTACAGGTGTGGTATATGTCATGCCACAAGGGGGTGTTGTCACCCCATATGCAGCAAACCGTGTGAATGTAGCCGACTGGGCACTGGCTCGTGGTTATAATTACAGTCCGCGACTACATGTGGACTTGTGGGGAAATGGATGGGGGAAATAATGGGACTGTTAGATAGATTTTTTAAACCTAAAAAGGTAGATATACCGGCTGGGACAGCATCTACACCAGCTGCGCCAAAACCAATCAAACCGGTCAAGTCACAAACCAAGATAGAACCTCCGCAAAAAACTCCTAAAGAACTGGCCACTGAAAAGGGAGAACCATATGTGCAAATTTTAAGCATGGAGGTTGATCCTGTTAACTTACATCAAGGTTCGTTTGAACTTGATTGGAATGATAAATTTGTAGCCAACCTATTGCGTGCCGGCTATGCTGGAAAAACTGATTCGGACATAGTTGACCAATGGTTCCAGAATGTGTGTAGACATGTTGTGATGGAAACGTGGGAACAAGAACAGGCTATTAAAAATTCTGGTATATGGGTGCAAAGTCGAGATCTCGGCGGTGGCCGCAGTGAAGTATCATGATTTTTAATCACATCAAGCAACTGAAATTTGAAGGTAAAACAATTGGTATAACCTTTAGTACATTCGATATGCTACACGCCGGACATATTGCCATGCTGAGCGAAGCCAAAAATCATTGCGATTATTTGATCGCTGCCTTGCAAACCGATCCTACAATAGATCGTCCAGATACTAAAAATAAACCAATCCAGAGTATTGTGGAGCGCCAGATACAACTGTCCGCATGCCGTTACGTGGACGAAGTGGTGGTATACCAAACTGAACAAGACCTGTGTGACTTGCTGTTGATATTACCATTGGATGTACGTATTCTGGGTGTGGAATATCAAGACAAAGACTTTAGTGGCCGCGAAGAATGTATTGACCGTAACATCAGTCTGGTATTCAATAGGCGAGACCATTCGTTCTCTAGTTCAGGTTTACGCAAACGTGTGATAGCAGCCGAAACAAAAAAAGCACTACAACAATGACAATTTTATACGTTAATGGTGATAGCCATGCGGCTGCTGCTGAATGTGTAAATTTACATGCCTGGGCCATGGACGATGGCATGTTTTGGGGACTAGGAAAACGGCCACACCCTGACAACGAGAAGGCCAGCTTTGGTTGCGAGTTGGCAAATTGGCTCAACGCAATTCTATACTTAGATGCACAAGCCGGAGGATCAAATCAACGTATCATTCGTACCACACGGCAATGGTTGCTAGATCAAAAAAATGTCAAAGATTTGTTTTTGGTACTACAGTGGTCAACTTGGGAGCGTGAGGAATGGTTTGATGGTGACGACTGGTTGCAAGTAAATGCCAGTGGTATTGATCAAGTACCGGAACATTTACAACAACGCTACAAAGAGTTTATAGCCAATGTTAATTGGAAAGAATGCACACAACACGCCCACGACCAAATATGGAAATTTCATCTCGAGTTAGAGGCACAAGGAATTCGGCACATAATGTTCAATGGAAACAGTCATTTTGAATCTATTCAAAAGCAACAAGATTGGAACCGGTGTTATATCGGCCCATACGATTCTTCCCGGACATACAATGCAATTCTTCGATCTAACCATTTCCCCACAGTAACCCCAGATAGTTGGCATTTTGGACCACAAGCCCATTGCTTTTGGGCTGAATATGTGTTACAATACATCAAGACCACTCAACTACTGGATCCTGATGAAATACCTACTAATTGACACTGCCAACATGTTTTTTCGGGCACGGCACGGCGCCCACAGGGCCAGTGATGCTTGGACTAAACTGGGGTTTGCTCTGCATGTCACAATGATGGCAACTAACAAGGTTGCCAAACGATTTCAAGCAGACCATGTTATTTTCGCACTTGAGGGGCGCAGCTGGCGCAAGGACTATTACGAACCCTACAAGAAGAACCGTGCTGTTGCTCGGGGGAAAATGACCGAGCAAGAAGCCGAAGAAGATAAAATGTTTTGGGAGACCTATGACGAACTGACTAAATACTTGTCTACGAAAACCAATTGTAGTGTTATTCGTCATCCCAATGCAGAAGCAGACGATATCATTGCACGTTGGGTATCCTTACACCCCCAAGATGATCATGTGATAGTTAGTTCAGACACAGACTTTGTGCAATTAGTGGCTTCGAACGTGCAACAATACAATGGTATCACTGATGAATTAATCACCCTGACAGGTATTTTTGACGCAAAAAACAACCCAGTAAAAGATAAAAAAACCAAACTACCCAAAACTGCACCCGAACCTGCTTGGTTATTATTTGAAAAATGCATGCGTGGCGATACAAGCGACAATGTGTTTTCGGCCTACCCGGGGGTGCGTGAAAAGGGCACTAAGAATAAAGTTGGATTGCGTGAGGCCTTTGCCGACAGAGACAAGCGTGGATATTCTTGGAACAACATGATGCTTCAGCGTTGGTCCGACCACAATGGTGTTGAGCACAAGGTACTAGATGATTATGATCGTAACCGTGTGTTAATTGACCTTACGGCACAACCCGACAATATCAAACTCATGGTTGATACTGCCATTTGTGAACAAGTGAGTCACAAAGATGTAGGACAAGTGGGCAGCCACTTTCTCAGATTCTGTGGAAAGTATGAGTTGACCAAATGCAGCGAAAGTGCTGATAGTTTTGGTCGATGGATGAATGAAACTTATAAAGGAGTATTAGATGATACTAGCCAAACCCGTCATAGCTAACCAGTATTGGATTTTGAAAAAAGACAATCGAAAAATTGGCAATGTGATCGCAGACAACACTGGATATGTTGTTACAATAGACAACAGTACCAGCAGATTTAAGACCATTCGATCATTGTCTCGCACTGCGGATATTGAATTTGAAGATGCAGTCGAACCGGTCAAAGCGCCAACGGATTGGGTGCATGGGTATAACACCGGTTGTCGAGCATTAAATCCTGTATGGGACGTTAAAAATAAACTGCCATTGTTTACTAAAAACACCAAAAGTAAATCGTGGTTTGCAGCTGGATGGTATACAATCAAACAACATCGCAACTGGAAGGCTGTTCAAAATCCCAAACTAATTGTGTTAGAACGATATTCATATCAAGGTCCGTTCCATACTAAAGATCAAGCAAATGAATCCATTTTGTGATCAATCAACATGAGTTTACATATAAATCGCTTTATTGACCTGATCAAAGCTCAGGAAAGTCGCGGCGGAAGAGACGTTACTCTGAGTCTTAAAGATGCCAAAGATCTTCATGCTGATATTACTAAATTATTGCTGGTATTGGAACAGTTGCGAAGAGACGCTGGCAGCACCAACGAAATTATACAGGTTGATATCACCGGAGGCAAGTTCTAAACTACTGTGTTTTAGATAAATAAATGTAGGAGTTTAATGATGAGTCGACCCAAGCCCACTGTGCTGATTGAGCACACAAACAAGCAAACTTACAAGACCGAGCAGGTGTTGGCATCTGAAGGAGTGTGGGCTGTATTCTACGACTCCAAGCCCATTAATCTCAAAACTTCTAACATGCTCACACAATATCCTGGACCCAAGTACAAAAAAGTATCTTTTTCAAATCCTGGACACGCAATCAATTTGTCCCGCAAACTTAACACGCAATTCAAAACTGATAAGTTTGCGGTGGTACTACTAACTCAAGGGGCGCAAGTGTTCCCCAATGTCAACTAAACTTGAGTTCACTCGACAGATGCTGGCCCAGCTGCCAGATAATCAAACAACATTAGAATTGGCCATGCAGGACTGGTGGCAAGACATTAGACCCAATGGCGGGTTGAGATTAAGCGTTTACGGATTTGATGTATTCAATCAATTAGAAGTATCTCGTTATGAATTTGAAGTCCCGAGCAGTATGCCGGCAAAACCCAATCAATTGATCACACTTAATAACAAACTCACGTGCCCGTATTATATTAGGCTGGGCAAGAAGCCTAAATTAATATTATTTGGCAGTCAAGAAGCAATTATGATGTCATTATATGGAGATATTGAAAAGTTTATACGTGGATTAGCTCGATAATCCATGTGTGGCAGAAATACAACACCAAATAAGTCAGTAAGTGCTTACTAACGTATGCGGCGCAATTTGGTTGACCGGAATTGCCAGATTTGCTATAATACACTATGAACTTAAAAAAGCAACCCCGTAAAAAACGTGTGGATCGTACTCACATCATTTACATGTTGCAGAGTGGCGACGATTTTTACTTAGGGTTAACTGCCAAGACTGAATCAACTGTGGCTAAGTCGGCTCAAGTTCGCTTTAACAAACACATCTATCGTTCACGTACAGAAAACAAATCATGGCTCTTGTATGAAACCATGCGTGAACGTGGTTCGGATAAATTTAACGTGGTGATTGTTGCAGTGGTTCGCGGCAAAGCACAAGCTCATACATTAGAGCGTGAATTGATCCGCCAGCACAAACCCAATCTGAATACCGATATACGCGGTTGCTAAATTGGTTGACCACTAATGTCCAAACTGCTATAATATACACTTACACACCAAGGAGCACTAGATGATTGCACTCGACACACTGGCCAGCGTACACCAAACTGCATGCCACGCGGCTGCCAAGGCCACCGAAGACTTCCTGGCCAAACACGGCGACCGCGATGCCTGCGGCTTTGCTTGGGTTACAGTTAACGAAAAGGGCTCAACCAAGTTGGGCCGTGCATTGAAGGCCGTGGGCTTTAAGCCTGCATACGGCGGCGGACTCCAACTGTGGAATCCCTCGGGCAATTGGACACAATGCATCACAGCCAAAGAGGAAGGCGCACAGGCCTACGCTGATGTGCTACGTGCCGCAGGTATTATGAATGCCTACGCTGGCTCAAGGATGGATTGATATGAACGAACGAATTCGACAACTTGCTGAACAAGCTGGAATGATCGTAGGTGATGCTGGTGAATTTGACATGGCAAAATTTATGCCTAAAGAAGTTAAGTTCGCCGAGTTGATTGTTCGGGAGTGTGCTGACATTGCTAAAGGAGTGGATGGTGTTGAGGGTGGTGATTATAAATCGGGACGGACTTGGGCAGGCATTGATGTATTGAAACATTTCGGAGTTGAAGAATGAATGAACGAATAGAAGTAGATTGTCCTAGGTGTGGTGGTCATTGGTATAATGACCTAGATGAAACTGGTACTCCTTACACTTGCTATCATTGTTGTAACGGTACATTGAAGTGTTATGAAGATGAATGCGGAGTTGAAGAATGAGCAAGCGTATTGGACCCATCACCCTAGACGGTGAAACAGCAGACCGTATTACCCTGCTGAACTTGAAAGAGTACAAGAGTTATCTCACAGCAGAGTTAACTGCTTGGCGTAGGAATCCACATACAGAAGATAATCCAACCGGTGTATGGATGAACCCAGAAGACGTTACGGGCAATGTGCAGGCCATTGCGGCCCTTACCCTAATCATCAAACATTTTGGGAAAGAATAATGAGCGAAGACACTAAATTTATTATAGAAATGATCCTTGTCAAGGTCGTGGCCATTGCATTTGTTGCGGTTGTATACTGGAGCACTCAATGACCCATGTACATTGCCCGGTATGTGATGGCACCGCCCACATGCCTTGCCCCGATCATCTCAGGAAGTATGGGGTAGAGTACGGCTGGTATGGGTATCGGTCCGATGATGATACTGTGGACTGCACCAATTGTGGCGGACAATACATGTTTGGGGCACCTACAGGCCAAGTGCCTGTTAATAAGGATGGAGTGGGATGTACCCATTCTTACACCAGCATGAATGTTGGACGTTGTTTGACCCAATACACCTGTACTCATTGTGGGGATAGGTATCAAATTGATAGTGGTGATTGATGATACACCCGATAAATAAAAATACCTTATTAAAAGGTGCTCAAGTTGGTGCAGGTGTTCGTTTTCGTGCCCGCCGAATGTTCTTCTGGTACTTGGGTTTTATATTGGGATTACTGGGAGTTAGATCGTGAATAAATTGGTCCGGGATGGACTGGTGGCTGTGCTATATTCACCGGAATTTGGCGCTGGATGGTCCACTTGGAATCCGGAAGTGCCAGAAATCTTGTTTGATCCTGCCATAGTTGAGCTTGTGGAAAAGAATCAACAAGATGAGTTGAAAGTGTATGTCACACTTAAATATATCGACCTGTATATTGGCGGCCTGGAACACTTGACTGTGGCTTGGTTGCCAGAGGGTTCAGAATTTAGAATACACGACTACGATGGTAGCGAAAGCATTGAAATTAAAGACCACTTAAATTGGATTGTGGCATGAACCGCAGACATTATAATAGTATTATAGAAATTAAGGAGAATTATCATCGCACATCACACTAACTATTGGAGTTGTACTCCTTTTGCGGACTGGCTTCGCGGCACTAAAAAGCTCGGTGCGGCCACAGCCGAAGAATGGGACGACTGGACCACTCAAGCACAGATCAAACACAACTTCCGCTACTGGTTGGCGGAAGAAGCACTGGGACACATTCAAGATTTTGTCACATGGCCTACTAGGACTCTATATGATATCAAATACTACATTAACAACCGTTGGGTTACTCGCACTAATAGTCTTACCGCTCATCCCCGGGATATTAAGCCGGGTCAATGGCAGGATGTGGGCAATCGCTTTCTTCCTTGCTTATTCAATGAGCTGGTGGATTTTGTTGAAATAGAATCAGCTTGGAGTCACATTGCTTGGGGCGATAAAGAAGCTCGCGCCAAGTATGATCCTCCATTCTGGGCCAGTGGTTGGTTTCGGTGGCGAGTATGGCGTTGCCCACAGGCCGGGCTTGATCATCTTGACTGGGCAGTGACCTTAACAATGGGTTCGGACTGGGGTGTGGAGGAAACTGATCCAAACTACGGCCGGCCTACTGGTCAAGCAGAACGTGCCCGAGAGATTAAAGAGTTGTATACATGGTGGACTGTGACTTATCGCAATCGTCCAGATGCATATGATGCAAGTGGTTGGACTGACTACTGCGAAGCCAGCAGAATTGCCAACGGTGGCAAGCTAAGTTTTAGCAATGACCGTAGTCCCGAACTTGAAGCCATGAGCGACCGGTCACACAAACTTCTACAAGAAATTGAAGCGGCCTACCAAGCAGAAGATGAAGCTATGATGATTAGACTTATTAAAGCAAGGGATAGTTTATGGACTTGACTTCTACAATATGCTGCCAAGTACCAAAAAAGTACTCAGACCAGTATGATTGTTACTATTGTGAACCTTGTAACATCTGGTCCGAAGATAAATGCAATGACCCTGAATGTGAATTCTGTAACCTTAGGCCAGTAACTCCAAATGCCCTAACAATCGCCAGCAGCCCTGAATGAAAAAGATATTTTACGAAAAAGTCGGTAGGAAGTATGTTCCTGTAGCTGAATACGACAATGAATACTTGGGCAGTTTCTCAAAAGGTGCTCATTTGGTCATGTGTGTTCCTGGGGGACAAAGTCGTAGACACAACATTGACCCCAACTATGCTGCTATGATTGCTGCAGGAATAGTAGCTCGGGAAGAAATTTCTCGTGCTATACACAGAGCTAGTGAATTGAAACCTCAACACCAGCCCATCACTGAAGGTCAGCGTAAGGCTTGGAATAAATTAGCCAAAGAGTTTGGTACTGAACGATTTGCTTTGCAACATAGTAGTGCCTGGGATTTAGCAG